GGGCTCTCGGCTGCCTACGCAAGCGTAGGCTCTGACCACACAGTAACCTGGCAATTAGCGAGGAAATGACGATGACGTTTCGTACCCGTTCTCAGGGTTCATTTTCTTCTGGCGAGTGGACCTACCGTTTAAGCACCAACAGTGGTGCTTCTTACAGTACTTCCACATACACTAGTAATAGTGTGCAAGAAGGGGAGGTTCAAACCACAACTGACGTTGTGACTCCCAATTTCGCTAGCCGCATTGCGCGAGGCGAAATTATAAACAACCCGTTTCGAACGGTTATTGAGCGTCGTTCTAATGACCTTACTAGTCATGAGATCAGAAATACGTCTGGTACCTATAGGGCCGTATGGTCCAAAGGGTACGGGATGTATTCTGACTTGCCAGACGCCTTTCGAGACATCTCCAACCAACAGAAGGAGGTGTCGACGGAGGTGGCGGCGCGGGTGGCTTCCACCAGCGTTGATGGTGTCACAGAGGTGGGCGAGGCTCGAGAGACAATGCGTCTCTTTAGCCTTCACGACTGGAACTTGAAGGAGCATCTCCGAAAGGAGATCCGTTATGCGGAACGCAAGGGGTATAAATTTCCCCGAGCGATTGCACCTACCAATGTCCTGTTGAGCAATTGGCTGAAATACCGTTATGGTATTATGCCTTTTGTGCGTCTTCTGAATGACACTTTAGTGGTCGGTAGTCGAATCCGTACTAGGCGCGAGACAGCTCGCGCTGGTACGGCTACTGGATCACGGGAAGTGTTTACGAGTCCCATAACTTATGGGTCGTTTCACAACTCGTGGTTTGTCCGTACTTGCGACTGGGAAGCGAGTGTTCGTGCAGGTATCCTGTACGAGTATCGCGACTTTGGGAACAAGTATGGATTCAGCTTAAGCAACGTCCCGGCGGCGATTTGGGAGTTAACTCCTTGGTCGTTCGTCGTAGACTGGTTCGCTAACACGGGTGATTTCATCCGTGCGCTAACCCCTAAGCTCCAGGTTCGACAGCTTGCAACTTGGCTCGGATATCAGCAGAAACTCAATTTCGGGTATGAGAGATTTCTCGGCCCGATAAAGCCTGCTGGCTATTCCGTGTACAAGCCTCAGTCTGGTACTTGGCAGTATCAGATTGAAACCAGAAGACGCGTGCCCATGATTTTGTCGCCCAGTTTGTACATTCGAGAGAATGCACTGTCTGAGATTGCCACATCTCAGCGGATAGTAGACGCTTTTGCGTTGACTAGCCAACTGTTCTACAAGCTCATGAGCCGCACTCGCTAGTTCATCGGTCATTCCGGTGAGCATGTGAAGTCTTCTTCCCTTCCACAACTTCCGTGTAGTAGATAGAGGTAGACGATGACCATTACGGTCAATACGAAGGCTTATGCCTTCGACACCAACCAGAGCCCCGACATTGGTCGCCATGTAGGCCCGGCGCAGACGTATGAGGAAAAGGATTACCTTGACCTCAAGCGGACTGCTCCGAAGCCGAACGGCACCTTTCGAGGGGTGGCTCGAGCGAGCGCGAAGTTCGTTCGTACCGTGACGCTGGACGATTCCAGCACCGCGGACGCAATCGTCGAAGTCAACTTCTCTGTCCCTGTCGGGATGGCTGAAGCGGACATCGATAGCTTGCGTGACGACATGGGGGATTTCCTCATTTCGTCGAACGGCGACGACCTCGTGTTCAAGCACGACATCAATCAGTAAGACGGTGAAGACGGATGAACATCCCTCTGAACCGTTGGACACTGCTTGCGGGTGCGGCTATTGCGGCTCTGTTGGGTCCCGACTTTCTGTCGGCCCTGACCAGAGTCTTTCTAGCTGCGACTGCGAGCTATGTCCCTGCGATGTAATGCTTGTCCATCCGGATCCAGACGACGAGAGTCATCTGTACGTCCGGTGGGAGTCCCTTTAGTTCCAACCAACACACTCAATGTGAGGTGATTTATGTCAAGCCATGTGGCTTCTGTCCTTGTCCGTGCCTCGGGTGCTTTAGTTGACTCACACCTACGTGTCGGGAACTTGCATCAGCTTGTTCTCGTTCGTAGGTTACAGTCTTCTGGCGCCTTCGGCTGGATTGGACCTGACCGCTTCGTACTGGTTCCTGTGGCCTTGATGAAGGTCTCAGGCGTTGCTCCCCTTGCCTTTCCTGCCTTTGAAAAAGGGTCGGATGGGTTTTGGAGAGTAGGTTCTACAGCTAAGAGCTTCCTGTCGTCGGGATTAGTCCCGGCTTCAAGGTCTCCTACTGAGAGAGCCTGGTACGTTGCCCATACAGAACTGCTCAAGGATTTCACAACCCTTGTTCATTCTCTGGGTGATCGGTCGACAACTGGTTGAGGCAGAGGTACCTATCATGCGTAACTCAATCGTGACGAAAGAGCTGCGCCAGGGTAGTTCAGAAATTCTGGCTACACTGGTAGGTAAACTCTGTTACCGTTCCCTGGAACTCATACCCGAGGACCCCGCAATCAAGAAGCTCTTAGGAGCTGCTCGTGCGCGGGATTTCCTCGGGATGATAAGTTCCGCTGAGTCCCTCGAGACACAGTCGTACTCGAGCGCCCTTGATCGGGGCGTTAAGACTCAGTTGTCGGCAGTAGTGAAGAAGTATCCGTTTACTTCCGATGAAGCCCCCGGGTTTGACCCTGAGGGCACCGCCTGGAAGAAATTCCTTGCGGCAGAACATCGATGTAAGCGGGTAAATCAACGATCAGCCCTCCTCCGTTATGGAGTAGGGTTCCCTTATGGAGAGTTTATCTCTATCATGAAGGGCTATATCCGTCGCGTTATCGGGAGAAGTCCTGACTACGCTAAGATATATGATCACTGCGACTGGGGACCGGGGGCTAACGTCGGGGTGTCGGGCGATCGCACGAACTTCGCTAGGAAATTCCTAGCGAGGCCGTGGACCGTCACTCCTCTCGCGCTCTCGTACTGCACACGCGCGCTCTGGTCGAACGACCAGTTACGGATTCTCACTCTTATGGGTGAGGGACCGTTCGTGTCCTATGACTGGGAGAAATTTCAGTCACTGGTGCGGCAGCGTGTACGGTTGGTAACGTCCAACAACATATGCTTTGTGCCCAAGACGTTCAAGACCAACAGGTCTATCGCGTCTGAACCACTACTCAACGGGTACTTACAGAAGGGTGTCGATCTTTATCTTCGTGAGCGTCTTGCCCACGTCGGTATTGATCTTCGAGACCAAGAGCAAAATCAGCTCATGGCCCGCAAGGGATCGCTTGGGGGTTTCAACCCCTACGCGACGCTCGATTTGTCATCTGCCTCGGACTCCTTGTCCATTGGCATTTGCAAGACCCTTCTCCCGCCTGACTGGTTCGAGTTCCTTAACTCTATCCGGTCACATCAGTACAAGTATCGTGGACAGGTTCTTACCTACCACAAATTTGTATCGATGGGTAATGGTTTCTGCTTCCCACTTCAAACGCTGGTGTTCGCCGCTGTTTGTTACGCCTCAAGCGTAATCAACCAGCAGCCCGTTGACTTTCGAGTCTACGGAGACGACATCATCGTACGACAATCACTGGCCCTTCAGGTAATTGAAGTTCTCAAATACCTTGGGTTTGTGACAAACTCTGATAAGACCCACGTAGTGGGTCCGTTCAGAGAGTCGTGTGGTGCAGATTGGCACTGCGGTCAGGACGTTCGTCCTGTGTACGTGGACTTTAGGATCGATACGAATATCGACCTTTATAAGATCCACAACTCATTCCTTCGGTCAGAAGCGTGCATGGGAATTTCTTCTCATGTGCGTGACTGGCTTCGGGAGATTTGCCCACCAGAATTACGGCTTGTAAGGCCGTACCATGGTAACGCCGATGCAGCCTTTACGGTTGCAAAGGACGTGGCAATGAGTTCCAAGTTCGTAGTGTGGGATCGTCGCACATGGGCCTGGGCATGGAAAGAGGTGAGTTTCACCCCAATCCGTGACAAGCTTGTGTGTTTAGACCCCACGCTCTGCAACGAGCTTGAGTACTTGGCAGTGTTACGAGGCTCATCCTCTCGTGCACCGTTAACCGTGCGTCGCAAGACGCGAGCCCGGCTACGACGCAAGTCGTACTGGGGGGTAGATGGTGATAAACCATATACCCCAGCCACTGAGTCTCGGGGGGAAACCCCCTAGACCCTAAACGGCTTGGAGAGGTGTTAAACCTTGTAAAGTGGGG